GATCAATTAGACCATCAACGATTTCTTCAGCATCTTTTTCGCCTGTTGCTTTGAATGTTTCATCAAATTCTTCTTTAAGAAAAGCCACACGAAAATGTAGAAGTTGTTCTAGTTTTTCAGGATTATTTTTAATCCATTCGTGTACACCATATTTAGCATGCATTTCAGCAATGTCCGCTGCCCAATCTTTACTCATTATATTTTCATCCTTAAATTATCAAATCCACCAATTGCCTCTCCGTTGAAGATAATCTGCGGAAAGGTTCTTGCTGTTGGAAATTGCGCGAAGAACTCATCTTGTGAATAGTCCTTGCCCAAGTTTTTATATACGTAATCCAATTGTTTTGAATCACATAACTGTTTTGCCATATTGCAGTAGCCGCAATTTTCTTTTCCGTAGATCTCGATCATACTAACTTCAAACCTCCACCTAAATCACCGACTGTTGGCATGATAATACCGGATGTTTGTTCAATGATCTGTTTCTTCAATTCATCCATTGGTTCAACAGTAAACATAACGTGCGCTTCGCCAATAACGATATCGCCGCGCTTTGCATAAGGAATATATGGAACCATTCCAATCTTGCCTTCTCCTGCTGATACAAGCAGAATTGCATCCTTTAGTGTATAAAATCCTTTGTCATACGAAATCTTTGCTACTACTTCTTCACCAGTTACTAACCTTACAATTTGTACATCGCTCATTTTTTAAATTCCTTTGTTTGCTTGTTTGTTGCGTATATTATAACACAGTTTATATTGAATGTCAATAGTTTTAACTAAAAAAGTCATCGAGAGTACTAACCTTCTCTGCTGACCAACCAACCGCATCAAGTATTGATTGAATAGGACTTAAGAATACTTTCTCAAATTGTAATTCAGTATCCACATATTGATGTAGTCCAAGTTGCTTTGGTAATAGACCAGGGACCGCTATACAGTTTTCGCGTAACGGATTAGGAACCTTCAAATACAGAAGCTTTACTTTATCTCCGCCTTTAATAGTTTCAAACTTTTTATCAAGTCCTTTCTTCTGTAAGAAATCATTATACAATATTGCACCGCGAACATGCATTGGAGTACCTTTACGATATAACGTATCTTTGTTCTGATACTTTATCATATCATTACAACCGCTTGTCTTGGCAATACTTTCTGGTGCTAACGATTTGAATTCTTCCTTGAATTCTCGAATAAATCCTTGAGTTGCTTTTTCATCTTCATTCATAATGATTTCAAAACATTTCTTGAGTTTAGAACGACAAATTTCAGGAGTTGAAGATCTTACTGATTCTAATCCTGTTACCGATACCTTAGGAGTATCGTAGTGAACACCTTCTGAGTTCAGTGCATTTAGTATGTAACGTTTCTTGGCAACAAAGATAGCTCTGTTAGTAATCTTTTCGCGTTTCATTACCATTGCATTACGATAGGTACCTAGATCAGCCGCAAGTTTATCATATCCATCCTCAATGACTTGCTCAATCTTAGTTGAACAGATTCTATCAAGGAACTCTTCGCCCTTATCTTTATCAATATCAGTCGTACCAAATACTTCTTTAATCATAGGACCGAAGTCAACGTAGATAGAGTCGGTATCAATATAGATGATATAGTCATGGTCAGTTGTACCAAGGATTCTATTTAAATAATCGTTAACCGACTTCTCAGCATAACGAATACTTAGCTGACCTGATGTAGTAATTGCTTCGGCCATTTCGTTAATATAGTATAAGAAATATACGTTAGCGGTTGCACCATATAACGAGTTCATGCTAATCTTAATGCTCATTTGCGAATTGTGCAATTGGTTGATCTCTTTCTTGAGCCTTTTGAGTTCAATAGGATCTTTTTCAATCTCAAACTGTTGTTCAGTTGCGATCATCTGCTTTTTAATGATAGAGCGGTTATTATAGTATTCATCAATGATCTCAGGAATTACTCCAAGCTTTTTATTACTAAAACAAACACCGTTAGCAGCAACTGAACGATCTTTGAATCTACTCTGATATTCACCTTGTAGAACCATATCTTGTGTTACATATTCACGTTCCCCATCCATATAGGTTTCAGGAGACATATTATATTGTAACATCAGATGAGGGTAGAGTGAGTTAAGATCGAAGGATACAACCCAAGGATGCATTCCAACTTTAGGTTCTTTAACGTAACCACCAACAAGATCGCCAGCACGCATTCCTGGGCCACCTTTTAATGGAGGTACTACTTTATCATTCATCAGTCTACGATAAATGGTTGATTCCCATATGCCTACCGTACCAAATGCGTCTCCATAGTTTACACCACCATCATAGGCAACTGTCATAACCAACGCAAGTAATCCTGTCTCTTCTTCAAGTCGAGCAATCAACTGAGTATCTTTTAAATTATAGTCAAGATACAATTGAGGATTCTCTTCCCACAATCCAGTCAGCGAACCATATTCAGAGTAATCAATTTTCTTTTCACCAAGAACAACATAAGCAATATGATCTAACTTGTATGATTCCTGAGGGCCGTACTTATAACCAAACTTCTTAAAACAATCCATATAGTCAATAATAGCAACACCCATAACAGCATATGTAGATGCCATCTTGCCAAAGATTTCTCGAGAAGTTTTACGAATTGATTTGTGTGGAGATAAATTCTTTGCCGTATCTTCTCCAAGTAATGCAATGATACGAGTTACGATGTATTGAATATCAAAGTATTCGACGTTCCAACCTGTTACAACATCCGGATAATCTGTTGTCCATAGTTTCATAAAGTATTGGAGTAAAGCACGTTCACCATCAACACCATCAAACAATACGAACCGAATCTTGTCCTGAGGAATACCAGTAACAGTTTTAGTCTTATCATAATCTTTACGACCGAGTACATAATATACATCGTCTCGAGAACTATGATAAGCAATAGATGTAATCTGTTTATCAGCAGTTTCCATATTAGGATAGCCATCACTGATGTCAACCTCAATATCAAACGATACAATATTGACTTGACTTACATCATATGTAATCTTATTGGGGTATTCTTGTTGAATAAATTGAGTAACATAGTTAGTAGATCCAAAGATCTTCATGCCATGCACACCTTTATATTCTTCAATGAACGTCTTAGCTTCGCGCATATCTCCAAATTTATGTGGAGAAACTGGCAGTCCGCCTTCAGTTAAGGATTTATAACCTTCAGCTCCTGCCTTTGGAGTATGAATGTATAGAGTTGGTTCAAACGGAACACGATAGGAAAACCTTTTACCGTTTTCGTATCCACGCCATAATATGTTGTTACCGTATCTTTCGACTGATGTATAGAATGATGTCATTATTTCTCGCTTTTTGAATTTATGGAACTATTATAACAACTATTAAGCAGAATGTCAATAGTTATTGTACTAACTCCGAGAAGTTCTTGATTTTCTCAAACTTGAGGTTGTTCTCAAACTTTTCTGCGAACTGATCGCCGCGATGTGATATGACAAAGATATTATCATCGTTGTTCAAACCATGCAGTGTTTCAATCAAACTCTCAATACCAACACCATCCAAGGCGCCATCGAGTGTTTCGTCAAGTATCAATAGATTCGTTGATACAGACGATCTTAATTTAGCAACAGATCTCCAAGCCAACATAATTGATAGTGTGATACGCAGTTTCTCTCCTTCAGAAAAACTAGCATATGTGAACTTGTCTCTGAACCTTGAACGAATTACCTCGTCAAAGTTTTCATCAAGCTGAAAGTCAACGAACAGATCAAACGCAGCAAGATACTTGTTGATTAGTTTATTGATAACAGGAATGTACTGAGAAATAATCTTTGCTTTAATACCGCCGTCTTTCAATATCAATTGAACAATACTGAGTACTTCATGTTCATCAAGAAGCTTAGCACGAACTTCAGTAAGGTTAGCAACTTCTTTCTGCAGAGCAATAAGTTTAGATGTGTCGACTTCTTCTACTTCTTTCTTTGCATTTTCAAGATCTTTTTTATAACTCATCAGCGCATTCTTTGCCATTTTGATTTCAGCACGAGTTTCAGAGATCTTAAAGTTAACCGATTGAATCTGTTCTTCTATCTTTGAAATAGAGTTAAGACGTTTAGTATGTGTCTCAATTATTTCAGTAAGACTAACTAATCCATTCTCTATTTCATCTTTCTTTTGATTCTTTTCAAGTATTTGAGATTCTTTGAAGTCGTGGGCAATACCTTGCTTACAAGTAGGACAATCATCGTTGTGTTCATAAAAGGATAGTTCCTTCTCAAACGCTTTACGATTTCTTTCAAGTTCAGCTCGCTGCTCACTTGCATCAGTATACTTTTTCTTTTCATCAGCCTTATCAGAAATATCATCATATAGAACTTTCATGATTTCGTCTTGCGCATCAATCATCGAGTTCTTTACTTCAATGGAATCAATATGACTAGACATTTTGTCTTTGATCTTATCAACTTCGATAGACTTCAGATTACGTATTGCTTCATCGCTTTCTTCTTGTGATGCGATTTTGCTATCAACGATTTCTATATTATATTTGTTATCATTGATATCCGTCTTGATGCTTGACATGCGTTCTTTTGCCAATGTACCCATAACAGAGAATACCTGAATGTCTAACAAGTCTTCAATAATTTCACGACGTTGATATGCTCTCAATTCCATAAAGGGAATATAAGTAGCGGAACCAAGCACAACGATTTGATTAAAAGCTTTAAAGTTAATACCTAAAATGGATTCTTCAAGGATTCCTTGATAGTCTCGAATAGCTGCATCTTTATTAATCATTGTGCCATTCTTCCAAATCTCAAACAAGTTTGGTTTAATACCACGAAGGATTTTGTACTTATCACCGCCAGCAGAGAAATACAATTCTACAATAAGTTCTTTATTATTAATCGAGTTAACTAACTGCGCTTTATTGATATTACGAAAAGGTCGACCGTATAGACCAAAAACAATTGCATCAAGTAAAGTACTTTTGCCTGAACCATTAGATCCTGCAATCAAAGTACTAGGCACTAGGTTCAGATCAACTGTCGTAAATACATTTCCTGTTGATAGTATGTTTTTATATTTTACTTTTTCAAAATTGATTCTCATTATAAACTCATTGCCTCATGATATAAATCGTCCAATACAGATTTTACTTTGCCTTTATCAATTGCAGTCTCAAGACCTTCAATGTATTGTGCTAATATTTCTGTCGTATCTTTCGTTTCATCAAGTATTTCGTCAACACCCGTTGCATCTAAATTCAAATGATCATCAACGGCTCTAACATCCACCGCACCGCAATCAGCCATACGACCCATAAACATATCATATAGATACGCGTTTGTTTTATTCTGTACTACGACCTTAACAAATGTATCTCTATATTGATCTACATCGTAATTAGCAACATCGTCAACAGTCCATTCTTTATCGTCATAGAATACTTTATGGAATACACGATTAGGATTCTCGATCTTAATCATCTCACGAGTTTCAGTATCGAATACATGAAAACCTCGACTACCTTTATAATCAGACCACGTCATTTCATACGGAGATCCAAGGTATTCTACATTGCCATATCTCGAAGGATGGTGGAAATGACCAGAGAACGCAGATTCAAAATTCTTGAACACGTTCATATCAATACCATGCGTACACAAGGCACCTTTCATCATTTCAAAACCTTGCACTTCAAGATGTCCCATTAATATATTAGCATCAGAGTTTCTAACGACCTCTAGATTCTTTTCGCCGTTCTCTTTGTTGAGCCAGGGTAGCATAAGGAATTTTGTAGATCCTAGTTGTAACTCAGTAGCATCATTTTGATATAAAGTAAACTGAGGATACTCTTTAGTCAATAGATTCATACTATTGATTTCATTTGTGCTTGCATAATACGTATCATGATTACCAATCAGACAATGAAAATCAATATTACGCTTTGCTAAATTATCAAAGAGGAATGCTTTACCTGCAGATAAGGAAGCATAGTTGATATATTTTCGACGATCAAAAGTATCTCCGAGGTCGAACACAGTGGTGATACCATGTTCATCTAGATACGGAAAGAATAACTCTTCGAAAAACTTTCTTTGTACTTCGTGGAATACTGCAGAGTCGCCTCTAACTCCGATGTGAATATCGGTTACGATTGCTATCTTCATACTTTAAATACTAACTTCATAATTTACCTTCTTCTCTCAATTGTTCACGAATCTTTGTTGCTGATATAGCATGCACGTTTTCACCAAGATCGTGTTCTGTAAATGTATAGCCAACTCCGCGACCGTATGATATATCGACAATATTAGGAACTGTCATAATCCAATACTCACGACCTTCGATGTAACCTGCCGCGTTTAGGCCTGCATTAATACCTTCAATTGTTGCTATTTCTCCAAAAGGATTATCATCTTGTGCATTGGTCCGACCCGCGCCTGCATCGCCATTAAAACCATAAACCTCTCGAACCATTATAACAACTTGTCCTGTTAATGTCAAGGCCTTTTCAAATAATTTTGTGTGGCCATCGTGCCAAGGTTGCCACCTGCCTAACATTTGTACGGTTGGTTTTTTCCAATCAAACATATTATCTAAATCCAAAAACATATTTTGTTACTCCTTTATGCCTAACTTAATATGTTTATACCATAATCTTTCATGACCATAATATAAAACAAATTTTATTATCATATCTGCCAAAAATACAGCTCCTACTGCTTTTTGCGGTAATCCAAAATATAAAGCAATGAGTGCGGTAGTTGTACTTGCAATAATTCGCCATGTAGTAGCTTTTGCCAGGTGTCTTACTTTTGTTACTTTTTCTGCCATAATCCAGTTAAAATAAATTGACCGACTTCATCGTGAACGTTTTCTACAAATGCAGTAACTTCATAATCGACTTCGGTGGGTTTCTCAAAGATTAAGTTTGTATCTTCGAATCTACCTTCTTTTATAGTGTTCATGTAAATAGTATAATCAGGATTGAAACTATCTCTTGCCTTTTGAAACGGGCATACAAAATCTGTAACTGCTATCTTACCTGCCTTTACGACACCATCAGATAAAAATTTCATTCGCATTGCTTGCCTCATACGGCCTTCTTCAGTAAAATCCCAATCGTTATACTCTTCCCTTACTTTGTCTGCGTTAATCCAAACGCCATCAACCATAGCCGCTAACGGTTCTGCTAATGTACTCTTGCCTGACCCTGGCAAACCAAACACTAAGATCTTCATTTTGACTCAGCCTCCAGTTTTTCAATTGCGCGTTCAGCAGCTTCTTCTTTCTTCGCAATTGCTTTCTTTTCAAAATCATCAATAAATTCGCTAATATAGTCAGGCAATACATTACCGACCATAGTACCACTTGAATCATCAAAAAATGTTTCAGAATCAAGTACTTGTCTTTGAGATGCTTTGAACTTAATATACATCTGCTTCTTCTCTTTAGAGATTCTACGTAGGAATGCATACCAAATAATTTGAGTAAAATAAGCAAATGGATTTTGTGATTTCTCTGGATTGAAGTTATGTATATATTGAAGACAATTCTCAATACCGTCAGAAATCATTTCATCTTTATACATATAACCACTAAAGTTTGGACGTGTTGCCAACCTTTGGGATATCATCATAATACATTTACCGATATAATCTGGTACCTGTGGATTCTTTTCTCCGCAGTTTTCTGCTTCCTTGCATTTATCACCGTACTCAATGAGTGCTGCAAGTAAATCTTTATTGTTTACATAATTCTTTTTCTTAGCCATTTCAAATAATAATCCTTTTGCTTGTTGAAATAATAGATACCATTATACCATAGTATCCTATATATGTCAATAGTTTTTGTTTTATAGTTTGCTTATTATCTTTTTACAATATTTTCAGTTATAGAAAAATAACTGAAAAAAACTATTGACATTTTGGTTTTTCCTTGTATAATAGATATATCGCATCTAACAATACCACATTAGATATCAACGGTAAATATTCTAAACGCGAATTCCTCAGCAGAGTATATCTCAATTCTTTTCTTAAAATGTTCCATAGTATAATTGCTATATGAACCCACGCTCAAATCATCAGCAATGTCATAAAGGACTGCTTTCTGGGAGTCCTCAGCTTTACGTAGACTTCGACCAATTGACTGAAGTACTTTTATCTCAGACTTAGATGAAGTAGCAAAGATAACATTATCCAATCTTTTAATATTCACACCAGTACTGAATACACCATAAGAAGCAAGTATATCATGTTGCTTAATTGGATCGTTCTCTACTAAGTGCCGAATTCTTTCGCGTTCGTCTCCTTTCGTAGCACCGTATATAAAATGCAGTTCACGACCTTTTTTTCTTAGCAGTGGTTCTAGGATCTTGCCATGCTTCTCGACTAAATCAAATAGAACCAAATTGTTTTGGCCTTCTAAAGACCATAACAAATTCTTTATAAAATTGTTTCTCTTTTCATGATTAACAATAAACTCTCTTTCAGCAGGCCATCTACGCTGTGCTTCTTTTACTTGACCCATTGCTTTTTTAAATTCTTTTCTTACTTCGTTTGAATGCGATAGAACAATTGCTTTAACTTCAAAGTCAGCTACGGTGCCTTCATCCATTAAACGTTTTGTACTAACAATTCTCTTTACTTCACCGAAACAACCTTCGAGTACTAACCTATGTGTTTTACTTTCAGAAGATTTGAGAGTACCTGTAAACCCGTGACGATATTCGCAGTTATTCATTTTATGCATAATCGTTGTTAAAGACTTGGCTTGAAAGGTATGAGCCTCATCGCCCATAACACAGCCGAACTGATCAAACCAATCTTTGTCCAGCTTAACTAATGATTGCCATGTAGATATAACGATAGGAGCTTTAGTATTCTTATCAACTCCGCCTTGTATTTTATAGATCAAAGATTCATCACAACCATAATCAACGAAGTCACCAGTCATCTGATGCACTAACGATATGGTAGGTACAATAATCAATGTTCTTAGACCCAATGCTTGATAGTAATGTTGCTGTAACAAATAAATGATTAAAGATTTACCTGAGGACGTAGGCGATAAAGATAATGATCTTCTTTTTTGAATAGCATTTACAATGTATTCTTCTTGATAATCTCGCGGTGTAAATTTACATTTAATTTCTTTACACAGTTCAGCAATGTAACCCTCTTCGATTACTTCATCTTGGCCAATATCAGATGGTGCTTCTAATACGTAGTCTCTATCTTTGCAGAACTTTTTAAGATGGCCGTATAGACCAACATATAAAACAGGTCGCATTGGTTGGAACATACGAATAGTTCCATCCCAGATCCTTGCTTTGTACTTAGGAGAGAACTGATATCCTTCGGGCTTGAAGGAAAAGTACTCTGACAATTCCATCTTAATACCCGAGTCACAAA